GAAATGATCCTTCAATCTTCCACGCAGTATTTATGGCTGGCGCTCCGGGTGCTGGCAAATCTTTTGTTGCCGATTCTATGGCCCTTCCTGGGCAATTAGGATACAAAGAAATTAATTCAGATATAGAATTTACTCGTTACATGAAATCTGCAGGATTAACTGACGAGACAGGCACAGTTATCCTTGACCCTAACAGAAAATTTGAACGTGGCGTTATACGAACTGTAGCAAAAAGACATACACAAGCAAAACAAAGTGGTGCATTGATTGGAAGGCTAGGTCTTGTTATTGATGGCACTGGCGCTAACTCTGGTAAGTTACTTAAGCAAAAGAAAACATTAGAATCTCTTGGATATGAATGCCTTATGGTATATGTTAATCTATCTTTAGAAGGTTCAATAGAAGCAGACAGACAACGAGGACTTGATGGTGATAGAACTATTGGTCCTGAGTTAGTTACTACTAAGTGGAAAGAATTACAATCAGGCCTGGATCCTTTTAAAAAGTCATTCGGCAAATTATTTTTCGAGATAGATAACTCTGTAAGAGAGAAAACTCCAATATTAGTACGCAAGGTATTAAACTTTATTGTCAAGTGGTCTAAAACTATGCCTAAAAATAAGGCAGCTAAAAAATGGATGGATGCAAATTGAAAACATATAAAGAAGTAGAGGCCATCGATTGTATGTGTGAAGACATGTACAAAGACTTAGTTGTTGAGAAGTATGAAGGCAAGACACTAAATAATCCTACTCGTTCTGAGAAAGGTGCAAAACACAAGTTCCATGTATATGTAAAGAACGCTAAAGGTAATGTTGTAAAGGTTACATTTGGTGATCCTAACATGGAAATTAAAAGAGATGATCCTGCCAGACGTAAAGCTTTTAGAGCCCGTCATAACTGTGCAGATAAAAAAGACAAAACTACAGCAGGATATTGGTCATGTTACCAATGGAGAGCTGGAGCAAAGGTAGATAATTAATGTTAAGCTTTAACAAAAAAGTAGAAGAAGATACTGGTATGCGTATAATTGATTTGCTCCCTAAGAAGGTGAAGCGAATGATATATAGACACCAACACCAAGACAAGTATAAAGCTGCTCTGCTCATGATGAAAGCATTAAGGAAAGATCCTGATGTAATTTCTAGAGGTCTATCTAAAGATAAAATTAAAGCTATTGCTGCTGATCACTTTGGTTTAAACCACAGAGAGTTTGATAAGGTACTTGATCGTAAGACAAGATACGAACGAACAATGACAGAGCCATATAGATTAAAAGATGCAGAATATTTTTCTTCTGATAATTTTATTACTGAAGCCCCATTAGGTCCCGGTGATCTTGGTGGTGTTAATGCTGTTACTGGTGAATTAAGAGTAGAAATCCTTAAAAAATTAATTAAAGATGGTACACCTATCAAGATGGTTCCAGGTAAAGGCCATAAGAATGATTTGTTTACAGTAACAGATAAGAAATTAGCCTTAGACGCCTTAGATAAATTTACAAGAGATGGTAAGAGCTTCTCTATTGGTACCTATGATGGTAAGAATGTAAGTAGTAGCCACATTTTTAAGTCTAAAATATTCGGCGGTGATATGGGTGGTGCAGGCCCTGGAACAAAGGCTACAGCGGAAAGCGAATCAGCACAAGCATTGTGGTGTGCTGCAGTAACAGGTGAAGGTAAAAAGACATACGAACATTTCACTAATGATATTCTAAGTAAATATACTAATCGTGCATTTACTGGTGGTACTAACCTTAAAACAATGTTAAGTATACCAGATGATTGGAGAAAGAGTTCATACTTATCGGCAGTAGTATTACTTGATGGTGGCTTTATTAATAAAGGTATGACATTCCATCGCGATGACGTAAAGATGAATGACATATACTCAAAGAAAAAAGACGCATATAGAAACAATGATATGAAGAATCTTAATAATGATAAGTGGAACCCCGGTGATATCTGGGCCCTTGACAAGAGTTTTAATGCTGATAATATACCAGTACTTACTGTTCATGCACTAAATGTATATATGTTAGAAGAGTATATAGCAAGAAGAATTGTGGGCATATCCCTTAAGATAGTTGACAAAGGCACTGGAACATTTAAAGAATACAATAAAGAAGTACCTGTACCTACCGATGATTATAAAGTTGATAAACTGCAAGTCAAGGGTGAGAAGAGAGGAACCTTTTGGAGTACGAAGAGAGGTAGTATAACATCTAAAGAAGGTATGATACTGCAAATAGCTGCTAATAAATCTTTTGGCACAATGAAGATTGAGATAACAGGTAAAGGTGCAAGAGGCGGCGGTGCTGGTTACGGTCCAATTGAAGATTCAATTGAAATGCTTAAGATGCCTAAGTTAGAATCAAACTCTAATCTTGTTAAAATGGCAAAGGCTATAGCTGATCCAGCAAAGAAAAACGATAAAGTGCGTAGAGACTTTTATAATAGAGTATCTAAGTTTGAAAAGATCACTCGTAAAATATTTGATGAAGAAGTTGCAAAGAAAGATGCATCATGGATACATTCTAAGCTGGGTGTTATAACTATCCTTGAGGCATTCAACAACGCATCTACTATAAAGGCAAATAGACTAATAACAAGACTAATTAATTACGCTGGATCTAAATCAGAAGATGCAAGTGTATATGTAAAGGTAAGCAACTAATGAATCTAAAACGACACATAGCAGAAGCTAAGAATACTCACATGACACATATCGAAGATATGGTTATAGATGGTGGAGTCAAAGGAGCACGGTCTGCTATCTTTGCTTTACGCGATTTACGAGATATGTTAGCTGGCCATGATAATAGTACTAAGCAAGTAACAGTCAAATGGGATGGAGCGCCGGCCGTATTCGCGGGTATTGATCCTTCTGATGGTAAGTTCTTTGTTGCTAAGAAAGGAATATTCAATAAGAATCCTAAGGTGTATAAGAGTGTTGCAGATGTTAAGGCTGATACTAAAGGTGATTTATCAGATAAGCTTACGATAGCATTTCAAGAATTAAGTAAACTTGGTATAAAGAAAGGTGTCTACCAAGGTGATATCATGTTCACTAAAAAAGACTTAAAGAAAGCAACAATCGATGGTGTGAAGTATGTAACTTTCCACCCTAACACTATAGTATATGCAGTACCTATTGAAGCAGCAAAAGAGATTACGAATGCAAAGATTGGTGTGGTATGGCATACTTATTACTCGGGTTCAACATTTGAAACAATGAGTGCTTCATTCGGTGTAACCACCGGAGCATTTAAAACAGTTAGATCAGTATGGCAGAAGTCTGCTAACTTCCCTGACATTTCTGGTTTAGCCACATTATCTAAAAAGGAAACAGATGAAATTACGAAACATATATCAAACGCAGGTAAGATTTTTCAAAAGATTGCCTCCAATACGCTTAATGACGTGGCTACAAATTCAGATATTAATTTATATATCAATACCTTCCGTAATACGAAAGTTAGAGCGCAAGAAGAAGTCACAGATTCAAAAGCCTACGTTGATGAGCTTATCGGATGGATCGAAAATCGTTATAACACCGAAAAAGAAAGGCTTAAAAGCGCTGCTGGAAAAGATAGGAAGGAAGCAGCCAAGCTGGATGCCTTAGAATTCTTCTCAGATGAGAACAAAGCAGGTCTTATAAGTATGTTTGATATGCAGAATGAATTAGTAATGGCTAAGAAAAAGCTATTAAGCCACCTTGATTCTATGGATAGTATAAATACATTTGTAAAGACAAAAGACGGATTCAGAGTAACAGGAGCGGAAGGTTATGTTGCTATAGATCATCTTACAAACGGTGCAGTGAAGATTGTAGACCGTATGGAATTCAGTTACAATAACTTTAGTAAAGATATAATCAAAGGATGGGAGTCTGAATCACGATGAAAACATTAAACGGTGTAAGCACCACAGAAATAAACGCAGTTAATAAAGTATTACATATGCCAAAAGAACAAATGTTAAGTCCTGTTAATGAAGCATACAATGAAAAAGGATTTGTTAAAGCTTTAGAAGACATGCGGCAGTCACATGTTTTAATGGTTAAAAGCGGTTTATCAAGTGGTTATATCAAGCGGTTTGAACAACAATACGATCAATTAGTATATGCCCATTTCGGAACAAGAAATGCGCACAAACTCGGCATTAAAAGAATTAATGGAAAAGTTTACGACGACGAGTCGAGGTAAAATAATGAGCGTATTACATAGTTTTAAAGAACACTATCTTGAAGAGGCCGCGGCAGAAACCGTCACTCTAAACTGGGGTCGATTTAATCCCCCTACTATTGGTCATGAAAAGCTTTTAGATGTAAGTCATTCTAAAGGTACAGGTGTTCATAGAATTTATGCAACGCAATCCCAAGACGCTAAAAAGAACCCATTAGATTGGAAGACTAAAGTTAAGTACATGCGGAAAGTATTCCCTGTACATGCTCGTATGATTCTTATGGATAAGAAGGTTAAGACAATATTTGATGCCTTAGTTATAGCTCACAATGATGGATTTAAAAATCTTGAATTAGTTGTTGGTTCTGACAGAGTAAAAGAATTTGAAAAGCTTGTAAATGTATACAATGGTAAAAAAGCTAAACACGGTTTCTATGACTTTGCATCTATTAAAATTATTAATGCTGGTGAGAGAGATCCAGATGCTGAAGGTGCAGAAGGTATGTCAGCCTCGAAGATGAGAGCAGCTGCAGCTAAGAATGATCTTATTGCATTTACCTCTGGTCTACCTCCAAAGTTCAAAGACGCGGAGGGACTAATGAATGCAGTTCGTTCCGGAATGGGTTTAAAAGAAGAAAAATCTTTTAGACAAGATATTAAATTAAAGCGTTCATCTAGTATTCGTGAGAAATATGTGTTAGGCAAATTATTTAATGTGAATGATAAAATAGTAACAACTGGCGGTCAGGAAGGTACTATAGATACATTAGGAAGTAATCACGTTAGAGTGAAGTTGAAAGAATCAGAAAAATTTAAAACGTTCTGGTTATCAGATATAATTATTACATAAAGGAAAAGTATTATGCAAGTTAATAAAGAGCAATGGCCTGAGGGCACAACAGTAGACCTAGAAGGTTATTATTCACCTGAAGGTGAAATGTTAAATAGTGAACCACATACACAAGAATTTGTAGATGCGTGGAATGGTGTTGTTACACCCGCTGAATCTACAATGGTTGGTTATGAAGATGTTATTGAAGAAGCAGTGGCTAATATTGTTACTGAAAAATCCAGTAAAGCTGAGATGGAAATTGAAGCCCGTAAGCATGGGATAGAACTAGATAGACGTCAGTCTAAAAAGTCTTTGTGGGGTAAGTTAAAGAAAGTAATGAAGTAAACCCTTTTTAAAGGATAAATATATATCATGGAACTGACTAAAAATAACTTCGAGTTATATGCTGCGAAGCATTATCAGAAAGATAAATGGGCAACAACAGAAGACTTTAAGGAAGATATATCTAGGTTTAAGTATATCAACCGGCTGGTCAATAGGTATTACCGTGACGACGATTTGAAGGAGCGGTTAATACTAAATCATATTATTATATTAGGTAATGTATTAGGACCTGCAGTTTGCGCAGAGATATTAATGTCTAAAACTGACATGACTCTGCTAAGCACTGTAAAAACATTTTTGGTATATTTAAATTATTTGCCAGAACAAGATTATGTTGAAATCCCATTGGACTCAACGATTATAGATGTATTAAGGAAACTATGAGTCAATATTTAAAAGAAAGCGCTGTAGACTTATTCATCACGTACAAGTTTGTTCGTCTACTTAC